TTGACGCCGTAGAAGTTGTCCGTCGAAGCGGGAGCCGTCGAAGGCAGCCACGCAGCGAGGCCGGACATCTTGGCGTTGTTGTCGCCCTGCACCACAAGGAAGTCGTTGCCCGCCCAGAGCGAGGGCGAGCCAGCCGAGCCGCCGAGAGCAACGTTGGACACCGTCACCGTACCCGCAGCAACCGAGCGGGCGATGACGAAGCCGAGCGCCGCACGAGGAGAACCACCGTCCGTCGCGTTGCTCTGAAGGGTCTGGTTGATGCCGAACTGGACGACGTCGGCTGGGTTCGTCAGGGTGATGACGCCGCTCGAGATGGTGGAAATCTGGCCGATGGAGCCGGAGCCAGAGCGGAACAGAGCCGAGCTGGCAGAGTTGGCCGCGGCCTGAATGGCCCAGTCAACATAGCTCTGCATGAAGTCGAGGAAGCCGCCCTTGTCGTCATCAGACGCGAGAGCCGCCTCCTGGCCGATGGTGGCAATCGAGTAATCGCTTCGGCGAGTGACGAGGAACTCAGCCAGAAGTCCCGGAGTCTGGTTGCCCTGGGCATTGGCGAACGTCGAGGAGCGACCCTGAGACGTCTCGTACATGATGGGGACCGGGATGTACTTACCCGTCGCCTTCGGCTTCTTGGGCATCATCACCAAGAGCGGGTTGTCATCGTACGCGAGGTTTTCGACCTTCTGGTCGTCGTACCACTCTTTGAGAGCCGCGTTGCCGGCGGCCAAGTCCAGATACTGACCCATCGAAAGTCCTCAGTGCGCTAGGCGCAGTGGAACCTGATGGCGTTTACTGTCGGGAGGCTTTGACTGCGGCGATGGCTGCGACTGCTCTTTCGCGCCGTTCGTCGTCAGTCTTGGCTTGAGTTCTGCCCGGAGTAGAAGCCGTCAGGTTGTTGGTCAACGTCGTGCGACCGACCTTCGTGCTTCCGGACTCCGTGCTACGGGCAATAGTCTGCGCAGCTTTTTCAGCGGGTGTCAACTTCGCTTTGTACTTTTCAATCGCAGCGAGCTTTTCCCGCTTCTGAGCTGTCTGATTCACGTTGTCGATGTAGGCCGATTCGATGGCGTCGAGTGCTTCTTTCATCGAGACAACTCGGCCCTTCTGTCTGGCCTCTTGCTCGATGTATTGGACGATGGCCTTTGAGACATTCGCTTTCTCGATGCCGCCTACTTCAAACGCGGAGTAGTCCTTCCACGCCGTCTCGAGGAATTCCCCAGCTTCAGTCTCTGCATCGGCGCGCATCTTCTCTTCGCGCTCCTTCTGGGTGGACTCGAGCGTCTGCGTCTTCTTGGCTTCGCGCTCCTCGAACTCCTTGCGCATCTCCTCTTTGACCTTCTCCATCGAGTAGGCCAACTCTTGAGCCGAGGGGGCGCCGCCCGTCACCTTGCGGCTGGTGATTTTGTCGTACCAGTCTTTTCCGAGACGCCGCTCGAGCACGGCCTCGTAGTTGACCTCAAACTCACGGTCTTCCTTCTCGTACTGAGACAACTTCGAGAGCTTGGAGCCGAGGTCCTTCTCTGACGCTTTGCGTTCATTCGCCAGCTTGATTCGTTCCGCCTGCCAGACGCGCTCCTTCTGCGAGAGGCTTTTGGCCTTCGCTTCCACCTCTGCGGCTTTGGCGTCGACTGCCTTCTGACGGTCAGCCAACGGGTCTGCGACTGGAGCAGGTTTCACTCCGTTGGTGACTCCGTTGGACGGAGCGGGGGTTGCTGCGGCTGGCGTGCTCAATTGCTGTCTCCCATGTTGATGTTCCAAATCTTGCGGCGAACGATGAGTGAGACGAGCATCCGACTCACGCCGAACCTCTCTGCCATCGTCTTTTGCTGCGCGCCTCCGCTTACTGCGGCTCGAATCTCCTCGACCTGGGGCCGAGTCAGCTTGGCGTGGCCGTGCGTCTCTCCATGCGGCTGGCGCTTCTTCGACCGCATGTCTGCATGGTTGTCGGCGATGGTCCCAACAAAGAGATGGTCCGGATTAACGCACGACCTCTGGTCGCAGCGATGGAGCACGCATAGGCCCGCCGGAATGGCCCCGCGATGGACTCGGTATGAAACGCGATGGGCGTAGCAATCCTCGCCCTGCCCCGCCTGTCCGTATCCGTTCTTGAACGTTGAAAATGCCCAGAGCCAGCAGCCGCTGTTTGGCTCGGGCGAGACCTTTGAGAGAATTCTTTCCTTCGTCCAACCGATTTGCATGAAACCTCAGGCCGCCTGTGGAACCAACTGGGAGACGGGAGCGGGAGCTGGCTGCGCTTGCGGCGTGGCCGTCGCTGCAGTTCCCGGCGGTGGGGGCGCTCCCATTGCTGCCTTTTTACCAAGCCAGTCGACTTGTTGCGAGAACCTACGGAGCATGTCGATCTTTTCGGGCTCCAGCCCAAGGCGACTGTAGAGCTGAATAAATTGAAGCGCGTATTCCTTGTCGAGCGCCAAGTCGTCGGTGGGCTCGGGAGTGGAATACTCTCCGTCATCAACGATGCGGTCCAGCCGCTCTTGAAGGTATTCCTCCTGAGCATTCGCCAGCGACTCGATGGTGTCGAGGTCTGGGAAGTCCATCGCGCGCCTTGCCTGTCGGGGAGAAATCCACCCGGCCTGCACCCACTCCTGAACCGTCTGCATCCGGCCCGCGGGGTCGCGAGGGAGCTGTGAGACGGGGAAGCACTGGAGAATGAATTCCTCGTCCTTGAACTTCCCGATGTCCTTCTTGAAGTCGATGGTGCGGACAGCCATCTTGCCCGGGACTCGGACTTGGTAGCCGCTCAACTCCTTCGCGAGACACCGGTCGAGGTGGGCAATCTGAAGGAAGAAGTCATCGTAGGCCTCCGCGGTGGCCTTGTGACGGTCGTTCTGCGTGTCCTTGTACTCTCGCAGGGCGGGCTTTGAGTCCAGACCTGCAGGTTTGACGTTGCTCGCGCTCAACTCAGAGACACCGGCCTTGCGGTACATCCGCTCAATGATGCGGTCGACGTTCTGAAAGAAGACCGGGTGAATCGGCTCGGGGACAATCGGCTGAGGAGCAACATCACCGGCGTAGGTGATTAGCGCCCCGACATCGTTGTTGATTTCCTCCTTCACCACCTTGGAGCCGTTCTTCAGCAGCCACTTGATGGTGCCAGCGAGGTGCATGCTCCGCTGAATGAAGAACAACTCCTTGTTCAACTCCTGTTGCTCACCCTGAAGCTGCTCGGCGAGGCCTTGCGACCAGAAGCCGATGGGACGCTCGCACCACGGCATCCGCGCGAAGGGGAAGAAGTCGTACTCCCACTCTTCTGGTTCAGCGAGCATCACGGAACCGGAGACGAGGGCGATGGCGTGCTTCCCGCCGACGAGTTCGCCGTCGGGAGTTTCGCCGGGGAGGTGCCAACTCTCAGCCACCGTCACCATGTCGGAGATGTTCTGGCCGGACGTTTGGTTCGAGTCGAGAGCACGTCCAGCGCGCATGATTTTGTCGCGTTGCTTCGGGAACGCCTCTGCGAGCTCGTCCCGGTCTACAACCTTTACGCGGTTCCAGTTCCGGGGGAATCCATACTGGGCTTCGACTTCGTCCACCCACATCTCTGAGCCCAGGACGCGCTCATGATGAAGTTTCCCGCCTCGCGCGTAGACATGAATGAAACCATCGCCCCAGATTCCAGCGTCGCGGAAAGCCTTTGGAGCGAGTCGGTAAGTCTTGGTCTCATAGAAAACACCGTCGGTGAACTGGGAAAGCTTCTTCGCCTTGCGCTGTTCACGGTAGTTGCCGCCTGATGTGAGATAGTAGGGCCGCGGTTTCGTCTCTCCGACATGGGAAACCAGCGTGTCCACAATCGACTGAATCGCATTGTAGGTGATGCGCTCTTTCCCAACGGCAGAGGACTGAAACGCTCGAGCGAAAGCCAGAGAAGAGCCCGTCGACATCATCCCCATGTTCCCGTAGAGCCGAGCGGAGACGACCATCTGCCGGATGCGGTTGTTCTGTGCTTTCTGGAGGAACTCGATGTTGCTACGGATGGAGTCCGCGCACTTGTTGCCTTCGTAATCCCACCATCTACGAGTGGTGTCTGATCCTGGCGCCCCGTCTCGAGGATTGTCTTTGTCCTTCTTGCTCTTCTTGGGCTTCAGGTCTCGGTAGTCAGTCACACGTGTCTCCGTGAAGAGGCTCAACGTGCTACCGACCTACGTACAACCGACCTGCCTACGACTTACTACGGCTCAGCGGCGTTGTCGTAAATGTAGCCGCTGTAGTTCCTAAGATACCTGTCTCTGGGCAGGGTGCAGTCTCCACAGACCCACAACTCCGAGCCTCCACGGCGAACCAGAACGTACGCCTTCATGGTGCATGGGCGACCCTTGTGGTTGTTGCATTCGCAGGCGACACGCATGGACTCGTAGACGTCGTCGATGGTCACGGACGCATGGCGCGGGTAGTAGGTCTCGCTCACAGTGCTTCCCATTTTCGGGCTTCGGAAAGGAGCGACAGCTCGGCCATGGCCTCGACGTAGCTCCGCGACCGGGCATACACATCGGAGTGAGCCGCGAAGATGATTCGCCAGAAGTTCCCCTTCCGGACCATCCACCGAAACATGTCGCGGTCGGGGGCATAGCCAAGGTAGACTGGGCCTTCCCAGCCCATATCCGCGAGGGTTGCATTGGGTCCCGGGTCTCTCGGCCACTCTTCGGGCGCCCAATTGCACATCGCTGCGCCCCGGTTGGCTCGCTCTGCGCCAGCAGCATCACCAGCCGCAAGGGCTTGGTCTCGCATGACGTAGTAGAGGTCAACGCTCATTTCTTCATCGCCTCGAAACACGCCTCGGGCTCATGGTCGCACGTCGTACATCCCGACGGCCCGTGATTCCAACTCGCACAACCACAGGCAGAGCACTTGTCGCCGTCGACCGTCTTTGATTCGGGGGTGACTTCCTCTTTCACGGGGAGCGGGGACAACTCCAACTCAATGCCGAAGCCCTTGAAGGTTCGGGCGCCCTTCTGGCGAAGAAGGTCGAGGAGCTGAGATGCTGAGGCGAAGTCTTCAGCGGTCATATGTGCCTACCGACATCCGATGCACCATGATTGATAGTACATGCGCGCACGGTACCAGCGAAATCCGAAGCGCCTTCCGACGGTGCCGCATTTGCCGCACTTGGGACAAGTCTTACGGATGTTCCAGAGAAGAAGTTGCCATCCGGTCTTTGGGCGCTTCTCACTCATGGCCGAACGTCCTTTCGTAGTTGTCCAGATACTCCTTGGACGCACCCTTGGGGCCGTCGATGGCCATAAACTGCCTCATGAGGTTCGCCTTGATGTGCTGCTCCGTCGGAGTGTAGCCGCCGTCGAATCTCCCCTTCTGCATGGAGGAGTCCTTGCCTCTGCTGGCCTCGCTACCCGCGGGGTCCCCATTTTGGCGCCCTCGCCTCTTTCGTCCGAGAGTCACTTCGCCAGCTCCAGCTTCGACGGAATGACACTCACGAGTTGTACGGCCTGCTGAGTGGTCTGAATCCACGACATCTTGGCCGCATCGAGCGCCTTGCACGCCTCAGCCAGAATCGCGCCTGCTGGCTTCATGTTCACCAACGGGCCTGCGCACATGTTGGCGGCGGTGAGCATGTTCTGTTGGGCCATCTCGATGATGCAGAGGGCGGTGCGCTGGTCTGCTGTGAGGTTGAGTTCTTGTTTCATGGCTTGGTTTCCTGATTCAACGAGAACATCTAGCGCCCCAATCTCTAGGTCGATAATCGAGGCCGACTCCACTACTTCACTTCTCCGGTGGCAGTGAAGGCGGGGCACTCGAAGTGCTTCTCGCCGCCGCTGACGTCCGCTTGGCACCATGGACATTCGGCGCACTGGGGCGCCCGAGTGCATTCGGCGTCCTTGATGAGCGCCCTAAGGCGTGCGTTGTCGGCCCGGAGTTCCTCTAGGTCAATGAACGCCTGTTCGGTGGGCCCTACGCCCTCGTCAGCCGCGGACAGAATTGCCGCCTCGATGACGGGGAGTTCTGGGCCCTCGCCGTCGTGGTAGGCCATCCGACGACGCCTCATGAAGTCTTCGCGGCCTTGGCTCACGGCTCTGCCTCCATCTGGGCAATGCCTGCAGGCAACTCCTCGGGCAGGTTCTGTTTCAGCAGTCGTGCCCTCTCTGCCTGCTCGTGAGGGCTGAAGCCATCAAAGTCGCCGTTGAGAGTCCGTGTGGGTGGGCCAGGTGGACGAACTACGAGATTGCCCCCAGGCAGTCGGTTACCGCATTGGGCGCAGGACCTAGCCTGAACGCTCTCCCCAAGCGCCTCAGGTCCATTACGGCCGCAGGATGGGCAGGGAAACGGCGACATCGGGGCGAGGTTGGGCCCACTGGTAACCCGGGCAGTCGCCATGGGCCCTGCCGTAGGTCCAACCCCACCCCTCAAGATGAGCCCAGCTTCACGAAAGACCTGAGCCGCTGCAGACAGACGCGCGGCCATGGCCTCGATGGACTGGACGTGCTCCTCAAAGTCGTCACTCATCTCGGTCTGTCTCGCTCAAGGTCTGCGAGCATCTGTTTTTGGACGCCCGGAGCGAAGGCGTGCGCGGCGAAGGTCGAGATGTACCTGAAGATTGAGTCATGGGCCGCCTTGAGTCGTCGGTTTTCGGCATGGGCGTACTCGAGGTCGCGGCGCAGGTCCTCCTTCTCGTCGTCATGCTCCGAGACCTTCCCTACGGCCTCGAGAAGTTGTGCGACAGTCATCGCCTCTACGCGCTCGCTCGTGAAGCGGCGCCCACATTCGTCACACTCACTCATGGGGCTGCCTCCTTGGCTTGGCTTCATATCAGAACCTACGGCATCAGTACCACTGCTCGTCTTCGCGCTCCTGACGTTTCTCCTCGATGAGTCGCCGCTCTGTGTCGATGGCGTGCTGGTCCGCTTCGGCTTGCTGTTGGGCGTTCATCTGCTGAATCCACTCGACTGAGTTGATGGGCGGGGGCTTCGGTTTCAGCGTCGTGGCGAGGTACTGATAGCAGTGTCTCCACCCGTAGTAGCAACTGTCTGTCGCGTGGTTGTCGCAGGCCGGGTGCTCTACGCGCTTGTGGCGCTTCTCCAGTGCCCGTTCATCCCAGATGAGCGCCCCATACTCCTCTCGAAGGGGTCCGCACTTCGGCGAAATCTTGATGAGTCCTGCGTGGAAGTCGGAGTTCATCAGGTCGACGTGCTCGGCCTTGTCTTTCTTGTCCGCGGCTTCGGCCATGATGCCGTGACGTGAGTTCATCTCTTCGACGGCCTGCTTTGCACTTCCGTCGATGGTGGTGTGCTCGATGTCGTAGCGCTGTTTGATGGCGTTGATTTCGTTCCCTGTGGCTGTCACGTCCAGTTTGCCGCGCTTGTACGACTCGAGGACGTATAGGGTTCTGTCGTGGTCGTGGTAGGCCATGACGGTGAAAGCACACGGGTCCTCGTAGCCAAGGTCCACGGCAAGGACGTAGTGCCAACTGCCCTTGTGGAACGTCGGGAGTTGCTCGAAGTCGTTGCGGCCTCGCTGGTATGCATAGACGAGGTTCGATTCGTCGATGACCCATTCACCAGGGTCGTAC